GATAACGATTATCTAAAAGATTGGTCTAAATCTAAAAAGCTTGAGCATATTCACAATTGGCAAGCAAAATGGAAAAAATCATGAGCCATTATACTCCAGACCAATGGGAACTCGTAGAGATCAGCGGAACAGATCCTCATTATAGAGTGTTCGGTTCTTGGAGTGGTGGATATCTAGATGGTGATAGCTGGAGACTTAATTCTGGTATCACTTCTGTTACTGAAGATGATAACTATTATTACTTCTCAGGCTCCACAGGATCTGTTTACCAGTGTCATAAAAAAGGCTATGGTGTTTCTTCAGTTCATAATGTCGGTGTACTTACTAACCTTTGTGAAAAGTCTCAAGGCACAGCAAAAATGGTAGAAGAAATGCCTGATATCATGAATATGGATTGGATTATTTAATGAAAATTGTAAAGGCATATCGCACAAGCAAAGGTACGTTCTTCAATAAAGAAGAAGCTGAAAAGCGGAAAAACCGAGAAACTTATGGTCATAAAAATGACCCTCATGAATGGGAACGTGTAGTCGAAGTTATGTTATTGAAGGATGATAATTTCTACTTCGTCCTTGAACAAGTTTGTGTAAATTGAGGAGGACTTCTAATGTCAGATTTATATAAACTTCTAAAATCAGACTTACATAAGGCAGCAAAATATGAACAAGCCGCCCCCGTGGCCAATTCCGACCGCATCGAAGAACTGGAGGCCAAGGTGGCGAAAGAGATCGAAATAAGCAATCAACGTGGCAATCATATTGAGTTTGTTTTGACGCCGCAAATGTCAGACCTGCAGTTTCAACTTAAAGACCTGCAGGCCAAGCTAGCGAAGGCTGTGGATGCTATTGATGGGTTGTTGGCCGTACTACCAGACGATGAAGGTCCAGAAATAGACTATGCCCGCACCACCATCGCAGAACTGAAAGGGGAGAAGTGATGAGTGAACCACATGAGCGGATTTGGGCGAAAAATGGGTATGACAGTTGGGGGCAGTATGGACACTGGTATGCAGACAGCAAAGGCGGTGGCGTCGAATACGTCCGAGCCGACCGCATCGAAGAACTGGAAGCCGAGAACAAAACCCTGCGGTCTATAGTTGATCACGTGATGGCCGACACGGGCGACGACCCCGAAATCATGGCCGCATCACGGGCAGAGTGGGCGGCGCGGGCGCTTGAAGCAGAGGCCAAGCTGGCGAAGGCGGTGGAGGCTTTGAAAAAAATTGCGGAACCAAAGGTCGGTCCTGATTTCGATTGGGCTGAGGCGGAGGCGGAAAAGTGGAGAGCAGGTTGGTATCGCATATACGGCGACATCGCCCGCACCACCATCGCAGAACTGAAAGGAGAGAAGTGATGGAATGGATGGGTATGTAAATGCCACAGTGTAAGATAAGCGGATGCAAGGAACAGGCACAGCCTTATGGAAAGAGGCTGTGTCCAGAACATGAAGCAAGGCGTGCTGCAAAAGCGAAAGTATACTTTGCAAAACCTAAATGTGCGTTTTGCGGTACTCAACACACTGACAATAAGAATGACCAAGGTATTCCAGAATGTCCATCATGCCGTAATGCTCGTTTTAAAAAAGATTGGGATTGGATTATTGAATGAAAATACAAATATACGGTTATGGCTTTGTCGGTAAAGCACATGCTCTTGCATTGGAAAAACCAAATACGAAAGTATATGTTTATGATCCTGCGTTGGGTTATGATACTTTAGTCGACAATCCAGACGCCGTTATTATTTGTGTAAGTACTCCTGCACGTGAAAATGGTAAATGCGATATTAATAATGTATATACCTGTATTTCAAGTGTTAAAGATGACAATGTTCCAATTCTAATTAAATCTACAATTAGCATCGAGGGTTGGAGATTTCTTGAACTTGAATTTCCAAATAAAAAGATTACTTTCTCGCCAGAATTCTTAAGAGCAAATCACGCCTTTGAAGACTTCAAGAATCAAGATCGAGTTTACATTGGTGGTGGAGATCTGAAGTTTTGGGCAAAACTTCTAAATGATACACTCGGAATCTTAATTGAACTTGCAGAACCAGAAGAGTTGATTTTGGCTAAATACTTTCGTAATAGCTTTCTTGCTACAAAGGTTGCATTCTTTAATCAGATTTACGACCTGTGCGAAAGGCTAAATATAGAGTATTCAGCTGTAGCTCATTATGTAACAGAAGATCCTAGAATTGGTGACAGCCATTCTTACATAACTAAAGAACGAGGTTTTGGTGGCCATTGTTTTCCAAAAGATACTTCTGCTATTTTAGCAACTGCTGAGCGTTATAAAAAAGAATTGACAATTCTACAAAGTGTGGTAGAATATAACAATAAGCTTAGAGGTGAAAAATGAAAGTAGGTATTACATTTAGTACATTTGATCTGTTACATGCAGGTCATGTACAGATGCTTCGAGAGGCTAAGGAGCAATGTGATTATTTAATCTGTGGCCTTCAACTAGATCCTTCTCTAGATCGTCCTGAAAAGAACTCTCCAGTACAAACTATAGTAGAACGATATACTCAACTCGCGGGTGTTAAGTACGTTGATGAAATTATTCCTTATGCATCCGAAAAAGATGTGGAAGATATATTGACAATGTACCACATTGATGTTAGAATACTAGGAGATGAGTACAAAGAAAAGGATTTTACGGGTAAGGATATTTGTAAGAAGCGAGGTATCCAACTATACTTTAACAAACGTGAACATCGCTTCTCATCTTCAGATCTGCGCAAGCGAGTAGCAGAAAGGCAAACAAATGGGTAGAATGACTACTGTAAATGTAGATGTTGATGTGTACATTGATGATGTTATTGACGAAATGGATGATCAAGATCTTGTTGACGAATTGCAGAATAGAGGTTATTATGTAGAAAAAGGTGGTGGTGATCCGAATGTGTTAGATAAAAATGACTGGCGCAGACTAGAAGAAATTCTTACTGAATTGCCATACCACTGGGAAAATGACATACTTCGTAGGAAAGTTATAGAAGCAAGGATGAACACATGAGTAAAAGTAAAGCATTTTGGGAAGGTTTTAGAACTGGGTTTACAAATACCAGTAAGTATGGTATTCCTGTTGCAGTTGCTTTTGTGATAGGACTAACACTAGGCAGTTGGAGTCATCCTTATGAAGTGTGTAAACGTATGTATGATACACCTGAAGATATTTCTGAATGTGTTTGGATAAAGGAGAATAATTAATGACTGAAGGACCATTTAAAAGTGCATTTGACGCAGACACGGCTGGTGTAGTTCGTCGTGAAATTGTAACCTATCGTATTAAGAACGGCATCATGGTTAAAGAAAGTGCAGTACGTGATTATTACAAAGGCGGCGATTATCACGATAGCCAAAACGCAATGCCATTAATGGAGCGATAATATGTCTGAATATATTTACAGCACAGAAGATATTATCGCTATTGATAAAGACCACGTAGTTAATCTTCATAACGCGGCTCGTATTTTAGAACAAGCCGATTCTACTCTTGGATTGGAAGTTCGCAAAGCAGCAGATCGCTTAAATGAATTGGCGAAAGCTGCACATAATCGTAAACATTGGACAGGACATGAATAATGTTTTGGGTTTTAGTAGTAATGATAACTTTAGGGACCGACGATTCACAATTTACGCGAATTGAAAGTTTTGAAACAAGATGGTCTTGCGAAATTATGAAAGATCTTTTTGTAGAAAAATATGGTCCGTTTCAACAAAACGAAGAAGTTAAATGTTTAAAAGTAGATGGCTAATGAAATGAAAAAATATATTTTTGATGTGGATGGTACACTTACTCCTAGCAGATCAACAATTGATCCTGCGTTTAAAGAATTTTTTAAAAACTTTATACAGGAAAATAAGGTTTGGCTTGTAACAGGAAGTGATTATCCAAAGACTGCAGAGCAATTGGGTGATGATATTTGTGAAAGTGTTGTTACTGTGTATAATTGCTCTGGCAGTGATGTTTGGCATAAAGGTAAGCGTGTTAATTCAAAACCTTTTACTGCACCAGCCAAACTTTACGACTTAATGAATGGTTGGCTTCAAAGTAGCCAATTTCCATTAAGAACTGGTATTCACGTTGAAGAACGACATGGTATGATAAACTTTTCTATTGTTGGAAGAGGATGTACACCAGAACAACGAGCAGAATACGTTAAATATGATACTGATGTAAGAGAACGTGAAACAATCGCATATATAATTAATAGCGAATTTGATGGTATTACAGCAACAGTTGGTGGTGAAACAGGAATCGACATTGGACCGGAAGGTGCAGACAAAAGCCAAATATTGTCAGATTTCGACTATTGGGATAAAATTAACTTTTACGGCGACAAAATGGAACCAGGAGGAAACGATTGGCCATTAGCATTTGCGCTTGAAAATGGTAAATATTCCTTTGGAAAAGCAATTCCAGTAAAAGACTGGAGAGATACTTGGGAAAAACTTAAAGGAGAAATAAATGTCTGATGCAGAAATGATTGCTTTGCTTGAAGATACAGCACGTCAATATGAACAACATTATCCAAAGCGTGCCGAAAAAATTCGTGCAATTGCAAATAGATTGAAAGAGCTTTCTGGAGCATAAAATGAAAGTTTATATTGGACCATACATTAGTCGTTGGATTAGTGATATTCATACCAACTATATGCAAAACAAGTATGGCTATATCGATTGGTCTGAACCACAGACACGTTTTGAAAACTTTTTAGAAAAGTTAGAAGACGCGTTACAGTGGATTTACAATCATACTATTAATCTATATTTGGATCGCAAAAAACGTAAAATAAAAGTTCGTATTGATCATTATGATACTTGGAGCGCAGATCATACTCTCGCTCCAATTATCCTACCTATGCTTAAGCAACTTAAAGAAACCAAACACGGTGCTCCTTCAGTAGATCTAGAAGATGTTCCAAAAGAATTACGCCCTACTAAAGCAGAACTAAAAAAATATAACAAAGATGGTGAAACTGATCCTAAGTTCTTTGAACGTTGGGATTGGGTTATGGGTGAAATGGTCTGGGCATTTGAACAAAAATGTCGAGATCATTGGGAAGAAGATTATTATGGTCCATATATTGAAGGAAAAGATGGTAAACCTCTAAGCGGGCGTTTCGAATGGACCGATGACGAAGGAAGAAAAAAGCATCAAGAGCGTATGTCTAATGGATTCCGACTGTTTGGCAAATATTATGAGTGCTTGTGGGACTAATGACAGACGTTGAAGTAGTAAAATTTATTCATTATTGGACATCTAGAGGTGTGCGATTGCCTAACCCTACGAACTATCCAAAGTGTTTTGAATATTATGTTAAGCTTTATAAGTTACGTAAGGAAAAATAAATGTTTACTATAGAAATGGATTTCGATGAAACAGCAATCACAATTTTAGATCCTTTGGGTAAAGAAGAGGATGTACAAGTACTTATGTATGATGATATAATCTACATGAGACAATGGGATGATGACTTGAATCGTTTTAGAGTGATTACTATGTCTTCTCCAATGTATTTGGAATTAATGCGATCTTTTAATTTACCAGAAGGTTCTTATATGATAGAAACAGGAGAAAATGAATGATTACAATTTACGGAAAGGCTAACTGCGGGTTTTGCACAAAAGCCAAAGACACTGCTTCAAAACACGGTCTTGAATGGGAATATAAAGATGTCGGTTTGTCTGCTTTTATGGAAGAACTTTTAGAAAGATCTGAAGTTAAACCAAAAAGTGTTCCACAGATTTGGGTTGACGGAACATATGTTGGTGGTTATAATGAATTTGTTAGATATCTTGAAGAAACCAGTTATAACGGAACAGGTTGGTCTTTGTAAAAAAGTAGTTGACATTTCTTTTTAACTGATATATAATAAACTTATATGATGAAAGAGGTGAAATTATGTCTATGCATATGATTCGTGGAATTCAAGTTCACGGCAAATCTAAAGTCAAAAAGAAACCAGGTTGGCAGAAAGCTCAACAAGAACACGAAGAATTTCTAAAGAAAATGGGTGTTACCGGTAAAAAATCTGATTACCGTTATGAAATGCCTAACTATAAATCTACTAATAGTAATAATGTTCCAACATCGGATGTTATTGCAGGTAATGGTACTAAGAAAGAAACCGTTAAATATACAGGTGACGAAATTGCTGGTATTGTAACGACTCATAAATCAAATCTTATGCCAGTTCGTAAAGACAATAAAAAAGCAATGGTAGACGCTGCACAGATGCGTCGTAGTTAATCGATAAATATCCCTATAGCAATATGGGGATATTTTTTATGTGGTTATACAATGGTGAGGAATTCACCTCTGAAATGATTAAAGATTACGTTGGGTTTGTTTATATAATTACAGACAAATCTAATAATAAGAAATACGTTGGTAAAAAAACTTTGGTATCAAAGCGAAAGTTACCACCACTCAAAGGGAAAACAAGACGTCGAACCAAGATTGTAGAATCAGATTGGCAAAAATATTATGGATCTAGTGAAGAAGTAAATTTATTAGTAGAAGAGCTTGGTCCAGATAATTTTCATCGAGAAATTCTTCATCTTTGCAAAACAAAGGGTGAAATGAGTTATTTAGAATTGAAAGAACAAATGGATAGAGAAGTTTTACTTAATGATGACTATTATAATGGAATTATTCAAGTTAAAATCCACAGATCTCACGTAAAAAATCTAAAAAAGGGTTGACATTTTTCAAAAAAGTACTATAATATAAGATATATACTATACAAAGCGAATGGAGAAGTCATATGATTATTACTCGAAAAAGTGTTCTTACTGGTGTTGTTCGTACTCGCGATATTCCAGTAAACCCTAAACATTTGGAAATGTATGAGGCTGGCACTTGTGCAATCTCTGATGTTGCGCCTTATCTCAGCAGCCAAGATCGCGAATTTATTATGTGTGGTATTACTCAAAAAGAGTGGAAGCAAGCTTTTTCTGAAAAATTGCAAAGCATTGTTAACGATAAGGTTGGATCATTTTGATTATACTATTTAATGGCCCACCAGGTGCTGGTAAAGATCTTGCAGCTGCTTACTATAAGAAACTTGGATTTAAACATCTTTCATTCAAGTATCAATTGTTTAAAGAAACAATTAAATACTTTGGTGTTGATGAGCATTGGTTCATGGAGGGATATAATAAACGAGAAGTAAAAGAAATTCCTTCTACTCTTCTTGGTAATATGTCACGACGTGAAGCCATGATTTATGTATCAGAAAAAGTTATTAAACCAAAAAATGGTTTAGATTACTTTGGTAAACTAGTAGCTGATGAAATAGATCTTGAAAAAGATTATTGTATTTCTGATGGTGGATTTATAGATGAGCTTATTCCTGTGCTAGAAAAAGTTGGTACTGATAACTTTATTTTAGTACAACTCACCCGCGAAGGCTGTGATTACTCATCTGATTCTCGTCGTTATTTTCAAGGCACAAAATTGATGCACGAATATGTGCTTGGTGGCACTTTAACACCAGTAGATGATCGATATGTTTTAGATCGACCATTTGATGTTAAAATGTTTCGTATTCATAATAATGCTACAATTGAAGATTTTGAGTTAGCTTTATATGATATTTACAATCGAGATATCAACGTATAAATATTTTTTTATAATAAGTGAAATAGGAGTATATTATGGATAAAGAACAAGCGAAAGCTGCGTTACATGATGGCGTTTGTAAAGTTATTTTTACAAAAGCAAATGGTGATGAAAGAGTAATGCATTGTACTCTTCGAGAAGAATTGCTTCCACCTCAAGTGGACTTAGAAGAAGCTATTCAAAAAAAGAAACCAAATCCTGATGTTCAAGCTGTATGGGATGTAGAGGCCAAAGGATGGCGTTCATTCCGCTGGGACACAGTAAAAGAATTTACCACGGAGTTTAATTTATGAGCTGTATTTACAAAGGCGAAATTATCGAATCTGAGCTATCAAAAAATTCAAAAGGTGGCACTGAAATGATGCGCAAACGCCTCCTTGATAACGTATATCCAGGTTTGTTAAAAGATTTTGCTATTCATCTATCCCGCCCTCGAGAAATTTATGAAGATGTAAAGAATATTTTCTGGTGCCACGATCTAATGGAAGATCCAGAAAATAAAATTCTTTTAGATGGTGGTTGGAAAAAATTCGATCATTTTGTTTTTGTAACGTCTTGGCAGCGTGACCAATACATTCTGCGCTTTGGCATTCCGTATTCTAAATGTCACGTGATTCCTAATGCCGTGGAAAAGCGTTATGAGCCACGAGATACACCAAAAAATACTGATACAATTCGTTTTATCTATCACACAACTCCACACCGTGGATTGGAGCTAGTGTATCCGATTTTTGATGCACTGTCTTTAGATTACGAAAATATTCACCTAGATGTTTATTCTTCGTTTGCCATCTATGGTTGGGCAAACCGTGATGAACCATATGTTGATTTGTTCACAAAAATTCATGAACATCCTAAAATGACATATCATGGGTTTGAAAGTAACGAAACTATTCTTAAAGCTTTAGATGATGCGCATATTTTCTTGTATCCAAACATCTGGAAAGAAACTTCGTGTATTGCACTTATTGAAGCTGTTAAGAGCGGATGTCTATGTATTCATCCAAACTACGGTGCTCTATCTGAAACTGCAGCTAATGCAACCATTATGTATGATTACCACGAAGATGCTGCGACTCATGCTAATATCGCTTATGGTATTACTCGTGGAGTTTTAGAACACCAAAAACAAGATCCTGAATTCTTGCACAGATTCACAAGATCTGATCGCTTTGGCTTGGCCCGCAATGACATTGCAGCCTTTTCAAGCCTATGGTCAAAACTTTTAAGAGAATTAAGTGAAGAAAAGGGTTGACATTTCTTTCTACATGATTTAATATAAATCTGTAGATAAATTAAAAACGAGAAAAAATATGGCAATCTTAATTGATTATAATCAGGTTATCCTTGCTTCGCTATTCGCAAGTATTGGTAACCACACAGATGTGGCAGCTGATGAGAATATCATCCGCCACATGTTCTTAAATTCTATCAGAGCAAACCGCAAAAAGTTTACCGCAGAATATGGTGAAGTTGTAATTTGTGCTGATGGCAAAAATACATGGCGTAAAGAAGCGTATCCTTACTATAAGGCAAATCGTAAAAAATCTCGAGATGAATCCGAAATGGATTGGAACGCTCTTTTTGATATTATTAACACCATTCGTAGTGAACTCAAAGATCACTTTCCTTATAAAGTAATTCATATTGATCATTGTGAAGCAGATGATGTTATTGGTACCATTATTCATGAGTATGGTTCAGAACTAAACATTGGTTCTGAAAAATTCTTAATCTTGTCTGGTGATAAAGATTACATTCAGCTTCAAACATATGCTAATGTAGATCAATATGACCCAATTCGCAAGCGTTGGATTCGTAATGATACTCCTCATCAATATCTAAAAGAACATATCATCAAAGGTGATACTGGCGATGGTGTACCAAACATCTTATCATCTGATAATTGTTTGGCTATTGGTGAACGCCAAAAGATGATGACTAAAAAGCGCATGGACTTGTATCTTCAAGGTACAGAACAGATGGATGAGGAAACACTTCGTCGTTATTATCGTAACAAAATGATGATTGATTTGGCTGAAATTCCTCAAAAATATCAAGATATTATCCTTGAAGAATATAATAAAGATAAAGAAGTTGGACGCGAACAGTTGTTTAATTTCTTCGTCAAAAAGAAATTGAAACATTTGATTACAGATATACAGGACTTTTAAAATGGCAGTACGTATTTCTATTGCAGAAATTATCAACGAAATTCCAAAAATTCAGCAAAAAGCTGATAAAATTGCTTGGCTTCAAAAAAATGATAATCCTGCATTGAGAATTATCCTAAAATATACATATGATAATAGCATTGAATTTTTGATACCAGATACAGCGCCACCTTGGAAAAAAAATGAATATGAAGACGAGGCAAAATCTTTATTGTATAGAGAATCTCGTCGACTAAGGATTTTTATTAAAGGTGGTGGGTATGATAACTTGAATCAAATTAAACGAGAAACTTTGTTTATTCAGTTATTGCAAGATGTTGATAATGAAGATGCTGAAATTTTGTGCACTATGATTTCTAAGAAAGCCTTTAAAGGGCTAACTAAAAAAGCAGTTCAGGAAGCATTTCCTGATTTAATCCAGGACTAATAAGAGAGTGGTTAAATAAAAATGTCGAAGCGCATCAAGAAATTCCGCGATAGTTGGGAAGATGACGAGTGGGGGAGAAATGACGAAGGTTCGCATAAAAGAAAAGATAAGCAACTTCAAAAGCGAAAAGACCGTCGTAAAGAAAAGTTCGCTGATCGTTGGTATGATGAAGATTTCAATCTAAAACGAAAAAAATAGCAACTTTTTTTTAAGTAGTTGTTTTTAAAGCAAACTTTTTTTCATAAAAAGGTTGACATTTGTTCTAAGATGACTTATATTAATAATATAAGGAATCAAACAAAAGGAACCTACATTATGAAAAACGTAAACCAGTTTGACAAAGCTACTCTTAAAGTTCTTCGTACAGAAATGCAAGCTGTACTTGATAAGTTTGGTGCAAATATCAAATTTGAAGTTGGTAACATGCGTTTTAGCGATGCTGAAGTAGATATCAAAGTTAAAGCAGTTATCAAAGGTGCAACTACTCGTACCGACAAAGCTCTTGAACTTTATGCCAAAATGGCTGGTATCACAAACTTTAAAAATGCTCGTGGTGAAGAGCTTGTTCAGTACAACACACGTTCTTACAAGTATCCTTTCGTTTACAAAGGTACTGACGGTAAAATGTACAAGTGTTCTGAATCGCAAGCAAAATTTAAATTTGCATAAAAATAAAAAAAGGGGGTTGACAACAGCTCCCTTTTTTGCTATAATACGTATATACAATGATGAAAGAGAATATGATGAATATGAGTGATAAAGTAATCCTTACCGATGTTGATGGTGTACTTCTTGACTGGGAGTATGCATTTACTCAGTGGATGGAAAAACATAACTATAAAGTTCAACCTGGATGCGAATCTAACTATCATGTGGGTACTCGCTACGGGCTAGCAGAAGAAGACAAAGAACGTATTGTTCGTATGTTTAATGAATCTGCTTGGATTCGTAAGCTTCCTCCTCTTCGAGATGCAATTAAATATGTTAAAAAGCTCCACGAAGATCATGGATATGTTTTCCGTGTTATTAGTTCTTTAAGTGAAGATTACTATGCACAACATTTGCGTACTAAAAACTTGATTGAGATGTTTGGTCCAAGTGTCTTTGAAAGCTTTACTTATTTGGATACTGGTGCTGACAAAGATGAAGCACTTGCTCCATACGAAGATACTGGTTGCTGGTGGATTGAAGATAAACCAGAAAATGCTGTTCTTGGTACTAGTCTTGGATTGGAAAGTATTCTGGTAGATCATCATCATAATCTTGATGCTTTTACTGGTGGTATTATTCCTCGAGTAAAAAATTGGAAAGAAATTTATGAAATCATTACTGGTCATGCTTAATATTTTATAAATAGACTTAAGTACGGATTATATTATGACTCGTGTGGGTAAGCTGTACTGCAGCTTATCCTTTTTTATAGGAGATACTGTTTGCCAACGTATACTTTTTTAGATATAAACACCAATGAACTCATCGAAGAATCGATGAAGATATCTGAGCTTGACGAATTCAAGCTCAAAAATCCACACCTTCAGCAAAGAATTGTAAGGCCGCCAAGTATTGGCGACTCTGTTCGCCTTGGGCTTCGCAAGCCTGACGCGAGTTTTCGTGATGTTCTCAAAAACGTGAAACACCATCACGGTGGATCGCGATCAATTAAAAACACAATCAATGACTTCTAACTCCGTTGGGAGTCAATAGGAGGTTTCATGGCAAGACAACAGCGAAGATTATCTCGTAAAGAAAAGCTTAGACAAGAACGAGAGCAGGAACATATGGTTGGTATTTTAAATCAAAGATTTTCAATGAGGAAAATATCACCACTAACTCCAACTCAATCAGATCTATTCAGTTCATACAAAGAGGGATACAATATCGCGGCCATCGGAACAGCAGGTACAGGAAAAACAATGTGCGCAATGTATTTAGCGCTCAACGATGTACTACAAAAAGGAGGGTACGAGGAAGTCATCGTAATTAGATCTGCAGTTCAGACGCGCGAACAAGGATTTATGCCCGGTTCAAAACAGCAAAAAGAAGCAGTTTTTGAAGCGCCTTATACTGATATCGTAAATGATCTCTTTGGGAGGGGAGATGCATATCAGATACTCAAAGCAAAAGGTATGATAAGGTTTATGACCTCATCATTTGTTAGAGGTCTTACATTCGATAATGCGATTATTATTGTTGACGAATGTCAGTCTATGACTTATCACGAATTAGATACGATTATTACTAGAGTAGGAGAATCATCTAAAATCGTATTCTGTGGAGACACAAAACAGGATGACTTAATTATTTCCCGCAATAAAGCAGACGTTTCAGGTCTAGCGGAATTTTTAAATGTTCTTAATAATATATCATCTTTCGCCACAATACAATTCACACCAGAAGATATTGTTAGGTCAGGATTAGTAAAAGAATATATATTAGCAAAAGAGCAATTACTAGCAGCATAAGGAGAGTTAGAGTGCCCTTCGGGGCATTCTTTCTTTAGAGGAAAGAAAATGCCAGGAATCGTAAGAAAAGGTCTAGATGTTCATATAGGCCACGCTAGTCCAACACCAAATCCATTTCATAGAACAGATTATACAAACGCAAATCAAACACACGTAAATGTTGATGGCGGATTAGCCGTTGTTGTGGGTGGTGGTACTGGTTGTGGAGATCCTGCCGTGGCAGGCTCTTCAAAAGTTACTATAGAGGGCAAACCTGTTCATAGAAAAGGAGATGCAACGGGCGGCCACGGATCTTGGGTTGCAAATGCTGCAAAATCCGGATCTACTAAAGTTTCGGCGGGCGGATAATGGCTAATCCAAATTATGCAGTATTATTAGCACAGATTGCTGCAGAAACAGATCCTGTTGCAAAGGCTGCTCTTATTGCCCAATGTTATGTTTTTGAAGATACGCCAACTTTAGAAGAACAAGAACTTTTTGAATATTGCGCTTTTGATTATGTTGAAAACAATCCAGGATATGTTGAAGGCTATAGTGGAAGCGAAACCTCGTATCTGTATGTGCTTCCAGATTATGTGGCCGCTGGTTATATAAATATAGAGAATGCAGATGTAGGTTTATACGTAGACGCCGGCTATGTGGAAGATGGATATGTAGCGAGCTCTTCTGGAGTAGAAGCAAGCGGATTCATTGCTTATGTTGGTGAATACTATAATAATAACGGGGAAAGAACATAATGGCTATTACTAAACGTAGTGATAAAGGTAGTGCCTTAACGTATACAGAAATGGACGATAACTTTGATGCTATCGCTCCTCGTACTAGTGCAACTGGTGCGCTTCAAATTCCAGCTGGTGCCACGGGAGACAGACCAGGATCGCCACAAGCCGGACATTTAAGATTTAATACTTCCACAAACACTTTTGAAGGATATGCTAGCGGAACGTGGGGCGGTCTAGGCGGCGGCGGTGGTGTTGGTGTCCAAGGTGTACAAGGTATTACCGGTGCTGGTGTGCAGGGCCCGGCAGGTTTAAACGGTTCTAATGGCACGAATGGTACCGATGGCGCGCAAGGTATACAAGGTTTTAAAGGTGACCAAGGTAATCCAGGTATTAATGGTACGAATGGAACAAACGGTACCGATGGTGCACAAGGTGTACAAGGTCTTAAAGGCGATCAAGGTTTACCTGGTGATGGTAACCAAGGTACACAGGGTACTACTGGTTTTCAAGGCCCAGCCGGATCTGTACAAGGTATGCAAGGTATTCAAGGTGTAGATGGTATTGGCGCAGATGGTGCTCAAGGTATTCAAGGCTTGCAAGGTGGCGGTGGTCAAGGTGTACAAGGTTTGCAAGGTGACAGAGGTTTTGATGGTCAGCCAGGTTTCCAAGGAATTCAAGGTGGTGGCGGACAAGGTGTACAAGGTATTCAAGGAGACTTAGGTCCAGCCGGTTTTGGCGCACAAGGTATTCAAGGTACTCAAGGTTTGATTGGTCCGGGTGGTACTGGCCCACAAGGTATCCAAGGCTTACAAGGTCCTGGCTCTGATCTTCAAGGTGTACAAGGTATTCAAGGTTTCCAAGGTCCTTCATTACAGGGTCTACAGGGTCCTGCAGGATCTGTTCAGGGTATTCAAGGTCCAACTGGTGTTGGAGACACTGGTGCTCAAGGTATCCAAGGTATCCAAGGTGATTTCATCGTAGGGGATCAAGGTCCGCAAGGTGCACAAGGTTTGCAAGGAGACCTAGGTTTACAAGGTGTACAAGGACCTAGTATTATTGGTCCACAAGGTACTCAAGGTATTATTGGTTCACAAGGTACAACCGGCGAGCAAGGTATATCTATTCAAGGTGCACAGGGTATTCAAGGACCATCATTACAAGGTTTAACCGGATTTGGTGTGCAGGGTGTACAAGGCCCACAAGGATTTGGTCCACAAGGTACAACTGGTTTCCAAGGTTTTTCTGGTGAAGGTTTACAAGGTTTAACAGGACCAAGCGGGCCACAAGGTATCCAAGGTGTTGGTGGTGGCGGTGGCACCATGTCAAATCTTGTAGAAGATACAACTCCACAACTTGGTGGTGATTTAGAAACACAACAAAATGATATTATTTTCGGTGCAAGCGCATTCTTAAGAATGGCTAACGTATCTGAATTTAGAATTAGAACACAATCTGGTGCAGAAGCCGCTTACGATAAATTAAAATTAGATTATCTTGGTAACTTATCAACCGGCCCAATAATTAGTGGTTACCAGCAAAATTCAAGTGGGTTTACTTCAGGTTCATTAGAAATTAGAGATAACACAAGCGCTCCATTCTTTATTGCTAATACATCATCATTCTTTGCGCATGGATTATCTTATCCAACTACAGATGGAGCTGGTGGCCAATTCTTAATGACAAATGGTTCAGGCGCATTAAGCTTTATGACCATCACTCAAGCAACAGGCAGCGAACTTACCGCAATTGTAGATGATACTTCACCCGTTTTAGGTGGTAACCTTGATGCTAATGGTTTTAGCGTTTCTAATCTCAATGCCGTTAATGGTATGATACAGCCCGCAGCTATTGGTGCTAATAATCAAGTTTTAATTGTTGGTGATAGCGCTGCCGGAACACTTGCTTGGACTACTCTATCTTCATTTAGTGATATGACAGTAAGTGGTACATTAACTGGTTATACGCATAAAATCCTTACAGAATTCGATCGCACAGTCGGATTTATTCATGGTTATGGATTATTCTCTAGTGGCACAGGTGAACACTTAAGAATTGAAGGTGGAACCGCCGAATCAGCATATGACAAAGACATCGAAATGATCGGTGCAAAAATTGAAATTACTGCCGTAAGTGACGACATTATCATTGGTAATTCTTCACAAACAAACAATATCAGAATTGGCAGTGATACCTATAACACACCAATCAGAATGGACGGTCAAACAACATTCTTAGGGACCATATCAGAAAAAACAAATGCTATACCTGGTGCATCTGGCGTAGAAACACACAATTTGAACAATGGTGCAGTATTCGATCATTCCAGCATCGCTGGCAACTTTACTGCTAACTTTACAAATGTTCCGACTACAAACAGCAGAACTATTGGTGTTGCACTTATACTATCTCAAGGAGGCACTGCATATATGCCAACAGCAGTTCAGATTGATGGATCTGCTCAGACTATTCTATGGCAAGGTGGATCTGCTCCGTCTGGTACTGCAAATGGTACAGACGTAGTTAGTTTCACACTTATCAGATCTTCTGCTGGGGCTTGGAAAGTTATCGGTTCTTCAACGAGCTATTCATAATGGTTGACAGTTTTCTAATTGTATGATATAGTATACACAATGCTACTAAAAAGGTTATATTATGTTTACTCATGTAGATCACGGGATTGAGCTGCCAAAGCTCACTCGTAAAACAACAGAAGAGGGACGACGCTATTTCACACCAGATGGAAAAGCGTATCCCTCTATTACAACAGTTCTTTCCATTCTCGGAAAAGAAGCCATCTTAGCATGGCGCGCCCGTGTAGGTGAAGAGGAAGCTAATAAGATTTCTCGGCAAGCTGCGACACGTGGTACAGCTGTTCACTCCCTTGCAGAAGATTATTTAAACAATGAAGAAGATTGGAAAGGCAAACACATGCCTGCCAATATTGCTTCTTTCTTAGACATTAAAAAAATTCTAGATGAACGTATCAATAACGTTTGGATGCAAGAAACATTTCTCTATAGTGATAGATTGGAATGTGCCGGACAAGTTG